TGTGGTTGTGTTCAATGCCATTTTAAATACCTGCCAGTGCTAATGTTTCTACATCATCGATGAGAGCATCGACTGTTGTTTTGTTGTAGTGGTCTGCCAATTCAAAGGTGCCGAAGCTAACGATAGAAACGCTATCTCCCGCTGCCGCTGGTGAGGCCAAGACCACATTGGCTCCATCGGTTGCGGTAAAGTCTGAAGGTGCTAATTTTACGCCGTTCAAAAATACGTCACAGTACGTTGGGTCATATGTAGCTGCGAATGATGATTGGTTGGCTGTAGCAGTATATTCCTGACGTTCAGCCGTGCCGTTTACCGAACTACCAGCACTTTGAAATCCACTTGCTGATCTGACTTTTAAAATTTGGGCGGTTGTATCGAACCACAAGTCGCCTTCTGTTACATTTGAACTTGTGGGCTGGTTGGCTCCAACAAAGTATGTATCAAAGAAGTCATTAACGCTGTTGATGTTGTTCGCCACAGTATTGACCGCTGCGATTGATCCGCCTGTTAGATTGACGTTAGCGATTGATGCCGCCGTTGTGTTTATCGAACCTATGTTGGTCGCAACTGTTCCTACGTCAGCCTGTGTGGCCCAATATTTTGCAGAGTAGTCACTGCCATCAACGGTGCCGTTTGTCTTGACTGCCCAATCTTGAGCTAAGTTCTGAGAAGCAAGTGCGTTAGCTTCAGATACCGCAGCATTTGCCTCAGATGTAGCTGCCGCCGCAGCACTTGCGGAGGCCGCTGTAGCAGAGCCTAGAATACCGTCTGCGTAGCCCTTTGTGGCAGCATCTGTATTAGTAGTTGGCGTCCCAAGGTTTGTGATCTTGTTAAGACCCATCGCCAGAGGACCAGACATGCTATCACCAGCCCGTGATACCTGAAGAGCATCTTGCTGGTCGGCGTACTGTTTACTCGCCGCCTCAGTGTTAGCCGTTGGTAGTGGTAGGCCGGTTACCGTAGAACCTGACATAATCAGGTTGCCGGTCATCGTGTCGCCTGTGTCTGCTACTTTACCAGCCAAAGCCGTAGTCATTGTGGTGCTGAAGTTAGCATCATCACCCAGCGCAGCCGCAAGCTCATTAAGCGTGTCTAAGGCTGCAGGTGAGGCATCGACTAAGTTAGCTAACCCTACATCAACGTAGTTCTTTGTGGCTGCATCTTGCAGGTTGACCGGATCAGTAAGGTTCTCAATCGTAGCGGCTGTAGCGCCATCCATATTCAAGGTGCCATTGATGGTCACGTTGTTGAACTGAGAAGTACCAGTAGTCGCTGTTACGTTGCCTGTGATGTCACCTACAAACGTACCGGTTGTTGTACCGGTGGCCGTGATGTTGTTGAAGGTCGATGTGTTAGCAGAAGTAATATCGCCAGTTACATCGCCTACCAGATCACCTGTGAAGCCGCCTGTGGATGTGATTGTCGTACCAGTGATTGGGCTGGCTGTGTTACCGCCGATAACCGTATTATCAATTGTACCACTGTTAGCATCAACTTGGTTTAGTGTAGTTAGTCCACTTACCGTTGCTGTTGTACCATTTATTGTACCGACTGTAGTGGTGCCGGTTACGTTTAGAGTGCCACCGAAGGTAGCGTTCTGCGTACCGTCAATAGAGCCAGACAGATACAGATCTTTGTAGCGGTTAGTTGCTGTACCCAGATCAATAGTATTCGTTACTTCTGGCGAAAGCTCAGTAGCTGTTTGACCTACAGCCTCAAACCACACCGCTGCAGAAGATGTATTGTTCACGCAGATAAAGATACGGTTGGTACTAGTGTTTAGCCAGATAGAGCCGGGTGCGTAGCCTGCAGCTACGTCATCAGTGATTGTAGGATTGGATGTTGCGGTTACGTTGCTCTTACCGCCTGTACCGCCGTTGATGGGCAGAAGGTAGCCAGATACAGAAGTCTGTAGATTGATTGCTGGTGAGTTGCCTGCACTACCATCGTGTGAGTGACCGCCAGTGGCATCAAAGGCGTTTCGTAGTTGGTTAAATTCAGCATTAAGCGGTGGTGCAGTAATCTCTGCGCCGTTGATAATATCCGCTACTGATTGGCGTGTATAACCTGCCATACTTTATCGCCTTCCTGAAATCGAAAATTCAAATACTAGACCTTGGATCGAATAAGGTTCTGTTTGCCCAACCGTCACAAAGGTCGCCCGTGAGGAGAAGCCAGACCCTTGAATGTCTGAAGTCATAATTGGTTTGGAGTTACCGCCGTACAGGATGTTCGCACCGGCAAAGTCAATGTTTCTTCCGCCGTACTCCACAGGACCGCCTGCGCTGGTTTGGGAATATGAAGATGGGCGGGATGTGTTATAGTCACCCCAATCGTAAGCCATAGATAGAAAGATCTCTACTGGGCCTTCAGCACGAACAAATGTGTTTACTTTACGCATCGTCTTTCTGGTTTCGGTGTCACCAAAATCTAGATACGGGGTTGCATATACGGCTAATATATCTTCGCCGTTAAAGCTTGTACCTTGCTCTTGGCGATAGACTTTACCGTCATAGTCTCCGTGCAGGATAAACTCTGTTCGTCCGATGTAATCAGATGTGCAGCATGACGCCCGGATGCCTGTAAGCTCACCAAACTCCCATCCGATGGAACCCTGTTGATCTGCCAGACCACCAATGATGCCGTAGCTATCAGTAACCTCAGTGCCAGCATCATCTACAAAGAAACGAACCTGTGACTTACCACGAATAACAACACCATTAAGGTTATCCATGTCGTAGTTGCGGATCATATCCACCAGAGTAACCTGAATAGGCTTTGATAGTGTCTGGATCTCCACATCACCAATACGGGATGTACCAGCTACAGGGCGGAAACCTTCAGGTGACAGGAAGATCAAGTCCCCACCGATTTCCAGCACACTGTCCCGTGCAACACACCCTACGTTAGCTGTAACCTGATCTAGAACAAAGCCTGCACTTATATCAGGACTTACTTTCTTGATGCTGTTAATACCGAATACAAAAAGATCATCACGGAAAGGTTTAAACTGAACTACGTTGAATCCCGGTGTTATCTGACCGCCACCTGACGCAGCCGAAAAGTTAAAAGGATCTGCTGGTGCAGAGTGACATATAACAGCACGGGATGTGAGATCTCCACCTAAGAAGATGTGGTTCTCAAACACCTCTACAATAGCGGGTGCATTAACAATCTGATCACCGCCGGGGCTTGATGTACCCCCTGTATTAGTATTGTTTAGTTGATACCAATTCTGACCGTCAAAAACGATGGCGTTATTTACACCGTCTGCAAAGATAATCTTTGAACCATCACCAAAGTCAAACTGTGCATGGCGTAACTTCTTAACAGTACGAACACCGTCTGTAGTATTGAGCGTCAGACTGTTGGTCATTGCCTGCCAGCCAACAAAGTCTATGAATTTGTAAAACTTATATGTGTTAGCACCAACGTCTTTACGGGCTGCAATGATGTAAGGATTACCGATGTGTTCATTCTTGTAAATCGCTACAGAAAGAACCGGGCCTTCAGCTACGCCTGCGCCCACCTCAACATCAAGACCGCCTAAGAGTGTAAATCCCTCAATGCGGCGATACCCACCGTAAAGGCTAGGCTCATAGTTAACCAAACGAGTGGCTGCACCAGATGCAGCCTCAGACAGAAACAAATGGTTTTCGTTGCTGTTTAAGCCACCAGAACATACAACTTTGAAACTCTGGATTTCGTCAGCCATTAGAAACGTATCCTTGTATCACGGATATATTCGTAGCTGTTGATGAATAGAGTCTGCAGATCTTTAAGGCCGGATTGGAATGCTGCGTAGGCAGCGTTAGCAGCCTCTAGGTTATCTTTGAACATGTATAGGTGATACAAAGCGCCATCGATGATAACTGTATCGAAACTGGCTGGGATGCGGGATACATCGTCATAGGCAGTAAGATCTGCATAGTTCAGGTAGTAACGAAAGCGCACACTATACGTCTTATCTGGTGAGGGCGATACGCCAAAGCCAGTACCGTGCGAAGGAAACACAAAATCAGGGATAGACCTACCCGGCGCACCGGCCTCATAGTCATCGTCCCGATACTTAGAATACCATTCATCACGCTCAATAGGTGTCAGAGTTTTAAAGCTTGCACCCAGAGAAGTATCCTTCTGGATCTGAAAAGTATTAAAGTCGGCAATCTTAAAATAATCAGGCCAATCGTATTCTGTACGACCAGCCGTTAAAACTTGTGTATGCTCAGAAGCATTGAAGGGCCATTCAAACTCAGCCTGATTGATTTTGGCAATAGCGGCCTTGACCGCATCTTTGACCAAAGCCTGAACGCCACGAACCGATGAAAAATCATCGGCTGCGATCTCTACCTCATTGATGCGGCGAAGCACCATGTTACATAAATCTAGGTAAGTACTAGGCATGAATGATCCTTAAAGAAGGGTGTTGGGGGCAAGTTTCCCTGCCCCCACTTAACCATTAGGCCAAGTTGTAGTTCGCTGTGATCAAGCCTTCTGGGCGCAAGATTTTGCGGCCATAGAGCTGCATGCCACGAACAATGTCTGCGAATGTATCTGGTGAGCGGAAGCTCTCAGTTTTCGCAATTTGGTCAGCTACTGCTACTGAGGAGTCATGGCCTGCGACCAGAACACCAAAGTTAGTTGCAGAACCTGCAGAGGCAGATGTACCAGCGCCTGTACCTTTGTAAGGAAGGTTGTTGGACTGATATACACGGAAGCCACGGATGGTGCCGGGAAGGCGACCATTGCGTACTTCTGCATCACCACCGAAGTCGGCGTTAACCAGCTTCGCATCTTCGTCCATCAAGATCTCTTTAAAGACCGGATCGACTACGATCCAACGACCGTCTGTGTCCACGTTAGCTGCGTCCATCAGACGAGCCATGCGGTTCAGAACAGCCAAAGGTGATGTCAAAGCACCAGCACCGCCACCTGCAGTTACAGGGATGGAGTTAGCTGCGGTGGAACCACCGAAGGCACCTTGTGTCAGCTTGTTAGCTGCAAGCAATTCGTCGTTGCCTGCGGCTGCATCTGCTTTTGTGCCTGCCGCTGTGGTACGAGCCGCCCATGAAGAACCGCCCCATGAGTAACCGGACATGTAGCCCAGAACGTCTTGGTCAAATGCGTCACGCAGTTTAAAACCAGCACGGTCTGTTGCGAGGTCCATGAAAGAAACGTGGGAGTGCGCTTCTTCAATGTCATCTAAAGCGAACTGGAAGTAGTTGCTCTGGTCAACAATCATAGTAAAATCAACATCTTGCAAGTCTTGTGTCGCAAGCGTAGTGCCACGGGCATAAGAATTGATTGTGATTTCGGGTTCTTTGATGATCTTAACGCTGTCACCCATGTTAGCGATTTCGCCAGCATAGTCAGTGTTAGTGATGTCTTCTACTACGGAAGAGTTACGGAAAGCCTTTTGGACTTTCTTGGAATAGATAACTGGTGAAAAGTTACCGTTTGGGAGGTTTGTGTACCCACCCGCTGATGGAAAAGCCATTGTAATATCTCCTTGTGAAATGGCAGGTCGGACTAGCCGACAGACAAGACAGAAGGGAATTATTAAGTGGCAGTGTTAATGTTATGGGTGCGTACAAGATGCATCAGGCCATGATACAAATCTACGGGCCATACCACACTGGTAGACTAAAATTCTTAATTCTTCTGAGGGTAGTAACAAACTAAGAGGTAGTCTTTAAAAGAGGCTCTGGTTTGTAAGAGATCATCTAAACAATCTCGTAGCTATCTTATGTAATAAGACAGGTAGAAGTTTGCTTGATATAATAATTATAGCACGTTTAGTATTAGTAGTAAATAGCTATTACTATAACCTGCCCCTAGTAGGGACAGCCCTAGCATATAAGTATTGCTCAAGTTGTCAATAGTTAATGTACTAGGACTGCCGTTAATTACCGTGCGCCGCCGGTCATGTCGTAGGTGAATGCACCTTCAGTTCGCATAGCCTGAAGAATCGCTTCCTCATTGGCTTCATACTCACGGTCAGACATACGAGCTACTTGGCTTTCGCTAAACTTAGCTTTGCCTGTTGCCGCAGGTGCTGCAGAGGTTGATCGCCCTACTGCCTGCGCTGCAGATTTTTTAGAGGAAGACTTACGCTTACCTGTATCTGCTTTGTACAAATCGATGGCACGGGCTGCAGCCATCGCATCTGTGTTGTTCTTGTATAGAGCATCGCTAATATACAGAGGCTGCATTGTAACCCATTCATGGAATGCAGGGTCTTGCCTAATATCATTAAAGTCTGGATGCAGCTTCATTAGCTGTTGCTCTGCATCTT